ATTTTCCCCATGTTATAAATTCCTCCTTAATATTCCCAAGTTAGATATTTTCTAGTTTCTAGAGTAGTATCAGGAAAAATAGATTTTACCAATATAAAAGAAACAAATCCTTCAGTATCCGAAATATCCGTTTGACTTAACAAATAGCAAGAAGAAGGGGTTAGATTTACTTTAAGTCTAGAGTATGAATTTATTTCTTCGAACATATCATCGAATCTTATAAACTTTTCAGGATAATTGGTAGTAGGAGTATCTAAAACTAAATATCCCCTATTGAATCTAAATCCAGAAGCTTCGTCGTATGGACATTTTACGGGTCTAGTTGCCATTAGTTAGCGGTTAAGATTGTTAATTTTACTGTTTTTTCTGTGGGATTGGTAAAAGAAATTCCCCCTTCGTTTATATCCGCAGGAGTACTGTGTGAATAATCTGAAAATGGATCGATATCCCATCCGTGCCAAGCAGATCCATTTTTTATGGATCCTGATAATATCATAATAGATCCCATTATTTTTCTAGGGGTATTTCCGTAATCCCAGAATAACATTCTTTCGTTATTGTCAGCTTCTGGCAAATATTCGGCTTTTGCTACTATAAGAGATACTTCGCCTTCGGTAGAATAAAAAGAGGAAGGATCTAGATTTATTGTGGTTAAAGGGTCTATTACTATTGTCTGTTTTTGGTAATCCGAAAAAGATTGGATAGGATGGAAAAAATCAGAAAGAGAAACTTTATCCATCGTCTCTTCTTTCTTTATCACCGAATAGTATTCTTTTATGAATTTAACTTTTGGCCGATCGTTAAATCTTCTAAATGTAGCATTAATTCTCTTTAGATCCTTGCTGATTAAAGCAACATTAGTGTATCTGGTAAAAAATCCTCCAGTAGATCCTGGGCCTTGGGGATTTAATGGATATTGAGAATTACCTCCTGATATTTCAGAACTTGAATTTAGAGAACTTCCTCCATCTATATTTAATATATCATCATTCTGATTTTCCATTTTTAAGTTATTTTAGTTGGGTCTAGGTCGTAATAGACAGTATCTTTTAATTTTCTTGATTTTTCTTCTGTCTTTTTAATTTCTGGTGAATCCTTAATTTCTTCTTGTGGTGAATCTAATACCTGAATTTCTTCTTCTGTCTTTTCCGTTTCTTCTTTTATTATAGTATCCTCTTTTTTTTCTTGATCTTCTTCGGGTCTTATATAATCAACTAAAGCTTTTATAAATCCTAAAGAAACTAAAGGAAGAATTGCACCGCTTATTATAGCAAGAACTCTTTTTTGGAATATAGGTTCTTCTTCCGAAAGACCAAATAATTCGCTCCAAGCTGTAAAATCAGATAAATGAGTATATGCAAAATAAGTATTTCCTATCGCCTGCATTGCTGTTAATACGAAAAATAAAGACCAAACTATAAATTTATTCATTTTATCCAGAACAATTATAGAAGCTAAAGACGCTGCTGCTCCTATTTCAAAAGCTATTGCTAAGAATATAGAAAGCCATCTAGGATTAGTCAAATCGAAAAAATCTACTACGTGAATAGTAGATATTATAGAGACAACCGAATATAACAAAACAAAAGTCGATATTATAAATAAATGGACTGATTTGTTTTTCATAAGATTATTTTTGTGAATTTATTTTAGATTTTATATCAGAAAGAGAAGCCTTTCCTTTATCAAAATCATCCTCATATATTAAAAAATTAAACATAGTTTCGTTCATTTCTTTTCTAATCTCTTCTTTCGATGGGATTACCAAAGAATCCGCTTTGCTATTTATAGATTTTATGGATTTTTCCATCCTGTCTATATCTCTATTAACCCCACACTGTCTAACTAAAACGAATAAAATTAAAAATAGGGTAATAGCCCAGGAATAATTTTTAAATTTTTCTATTGCTTTCATAATTTATTTTTTATATATATCTATCCCAATAACATTAAAAAAGCCAAGAAGAAATCTTCTTGGCTTAATCGAATTATAAAAGAAAAAACTAACCTAAAGAAATACCTTGCATTGCAGCAGCAAGCTTCTTTTCTAAATCTTGTAAGACTTGATTATCAGTTTTAACATCTTTAAGGGTTTGATCGAAAGATCTATACAATTCAATAAAATTGTTAGCTTCCTCAACTCCTATTCCTTTTACTTTATTTAAAAAATAATGGGTTGCTTCTACTGGAAGAGCTCCCATATAAATAACATTATCTTTAATTTTTTCGGATTTAATTCTTTGGATCTGTTTATAAACTTCAACAACTCCTAAAGATTCAGTAGAATTCCATTCTGCTTTTTCTTTAATGAAATTCTCATATCTGGATAAAAGAGATTCATTCATAGAAATAGCATATAATTTTTCTCTATTTTCTTTTTTCTTTTCTTCCACTTCTTTCTGTAAAGAACTAACAAGTTCTTGATCTACAGAAACATTAATTTCGCTATCGTTAAAATCGATTTGTGGAGATCCTCCTGGTAGATTAGATCCATTTAAATTTAAGGGTGTAGATTCTTTTTTTGCCATTTTTTTATTTTATTTTTAATTTATAGAAGGTATAATAAAAATGTTTCGATCAAACATCAAAAATATCAAGATCTGTTCTGTTGTGGTCCAAATAAACTTTCAGAGGTTCTCTCAAGTCCTTACATTTATAAAGTTTAGCCGGTGAATCAGGCCCTATGTGACATAAAAATCCATCTTGGGTTTCTATCCCTAATTCTTCATAAAGCATTAACCTATACATACTTATCTGAATGGAATATTCATTCAAATGATTATGGTACAATCCGGTAAAAGGTCTAAGTAATTTACTATATCTTCCTTTAGGATGATCGTCGTGTGTAAAATCTCCATTAGTTTTCCAGTCCCCCAATACCAAAAAAGGATTAGTAAATTTAGGATCGAAATAAAGAAAAGGCTGATCTATAGTTCCTGCTAATCTCCATTTTCTACAAAATATCCTAAGTTCAGATTCTAGGGGTAAAAGAAATTTAAGTCTATTTTCGTAGATGTAAATGAATTTATAAATTCTACTCTTATAAATAGGATCTTCATCGTCATTTAATTCCGGATCCAAACCACTTAAAAAATCTTCTATAAATTTATGGACTCTTGTACCGAGATCCATAGAAATTTTAGATTTTACATCCCATTCATTTAATATAACCGAAGGATCTACTCCTCTTTCTTTTCCTTTTTCTCTGGACCAATACTCTTTATCAAATGGTTTTTTAAATACTTTTAATAGAGTAGTAACCGAATCAAATTTCTTTCCCGAATATGTATATACATGGGCTTTCTCCTCGAATCTAAAATTTTCATCTTTAAAAAAAGACAATTTAAGATCTAATTCTTTTTTATATTCTATAAGTCTAGGATCGTATTCTTTATTTCTAGTAAATATCATCAAAAGAAACTTATTAATAAAGGCCAATAAGCAATAAGAAGAATTATAAGGGTAATTTGAACTAGAAAAGAAAAAATCCAAAGCCAGCTTAATTGTCTAAATAAGAATTGATAAACTATTAGCCATGAATTATTCTGGGTTCCTTCTATAGGTTCAATCCCCATAGTTAGCAATTCTTCCAGATTAAGATATTTTAAATATTCATTTACAGGTTTAAGCTCTGATATAACAAAAGAAGGTTTAGAGTCTTCAGGAAAATCAGGAGACATAGTAACCTGTGGGGGAAGATTTATGACAGTATAAATTCTATAAACCCAATCTCTCCTAAGATTTGCTCTTGACCATCTAGGAGAATTCAATTCTTCGTTGCGAATTATTTTTCTGTACTCGCGGTAAAGTCTAATTTCTTTTATTACTTTTAGGATCCTAAACATAATTATTTTACTTTCTTTTTAGGAGTTTGTTTCGGGTCCATCTTTTTTCTAATTCTTGCTCTTGCTCTTCGGATTCTTGTAGCAATAGACCTTTTCTTTATACCATATTTTTCAGCAATATCTTTGTATTTCATTCCGTTTATTTCACGGTCAACCATAATTTCTCTATAGATTTCGGGAAGTTCTCTTATCTCTTCAAGTACCGATTCATAAACACTATCTATATCTTTATCCTGAAATAGAGAAAAATATGCAGGATCTTCTTCCATAAAATATTGTCCCCCTAAATCTCCTAATGTTGATTTATTTGAGAAATATTCCATTTCTTCATCGCTGTGAGAAAAAAATCTTTTTCCTGTTTTTAGTATTAATAGGGATTCGTTTCTAGCAATATTATAGGTCCAGGTTGAAAAATTAGCTCTGTCCTTGTCATATTGTTCTATCTTTTGCCATATTTTTGTCATCGTATTCGAAAAAGCATCTTCTGCTAGCTCTTGACTTTTTAATATTAAATAGCAATGGTTTGTTATTCCCGGTTTTAACCTTTCGTAAAGGTTTTTAAAAGATTTTGAGCTTTTAGACTCGATAAAAGATTCCGCTAAGAACTGGATGTTGTTTTGTCTCTTCATAAGATAATTATTGTTTATAGAATTTAAAAAATTACTGAATTTTAGATAAGTAGTCATTACTTATCCTTGTTATTTCTATTCCCCCTTCGGATAGAAAAATTAAAGGATCTGTGTTTCTGTAAACCTCACAGAAAACAATTCTCTTTATTCCTGATTGTATTATTAATTTAGCGCATTCAAAGCAAGGAGATAGAGTAACATACATGGTAGAACCTATAGAGCTCTGAGTACTTTTAGCTAATTTAGTTATCGCGTTGGCTTCCGCATGGAGTACGTACGGGAGAGTGACCATGTCCTCGCTCTCGCATACATTCGGGAATCCAGAAGGAGATCCGTTGTACCCATCGGATATTATAGATTTATCTTTAACGACTAGGCATCCGACTTTCATCCTTTTGCAGTGGGAAGAAGATCCCCACGTATTTGCCATTTTCAGGTATATGAGATCGGATCTTGTTTCTTTAGAATTTTTAATAGTAAATTCAATAGAATTATTTTTTATAGAATAATATTCTTTAAATATTAAATCTGGGTTTAATTTTAAATATTCAGGGGCAGAATCTACACAAATCCTCTCTTCACTATTTTTACTCATACGAGTCAAATATATAGATTTTTTCGTAGTAAAAAAATAATAAACCGTTAAAAAATTAAAATCTCCTAGAATCCGGTCTAAAAGGTGAATCTGTAGTTTCTATAGAAAGTGGTCCCTGTAAAATATTAACCATTCTTGCCAAAAGAGATTTTATATCCTTTATATCGGAATTATCTATTCCTTTTCCGCCGTTATCTTTTTTCGTCTCCGTCTTGACAATTTCTTTATTATCTTTAGTCTCTTCTTTTTCTTTTTTTTCAGCCTCTTCTCTCTTAGTAGTTTCTTTTTTAGGGATTTCTTTAATCTCTTTAGATTCTTCGGGTTCTTTTTTTATCTCGGGTTTAGGTTTTTTTAATTCCGGGGATTCAACGTTCATAGAAGATTTTTTATCTTCTTCTTTTTTAGAAAATGGGTTTAATTTTTCTAATTTTTTTTCTTCTAATCCTTTTTTAAGAAAAGAAGATCCCAATTCTATTCCTTTTTTACCTAATTCTGAATTATTTCCTAGTAAAGAAGATGGGTTTAATTTTTCCGATAAAGGAATTTTTCCGGAAAGAAAATCTTTTCCTTTAGAAAGTAAAAGATTTTTACCTTCATCTAATATTTTTCCTGTATTTTCTTTTTTTGATTCTTTACCTCTTAATAAATCCTCTGTTTTCTTCTTTCTGCTTTTTTCTTTCTCTTCTTTTTTCGATTCTTTTCCTCTTAATAAATCCTCTGCTTTTTTCTTTCTGCTTTTTTCTTTCTCTTCTTTTTTCGGTTCTATTGTAATATCTTCAAACTCCTTAACGTCTTTTAAGGGAGCTGATTTATTTAATTTTTGTTCATCTTCTTTTATTTTAGAATTTTCCAATCCTTTAATTATTTCTTCCAACGATTCAGGACCAGATTTAGTCGATTCACCCCCAATAACTGCAGAGCTGGGATTTATTGTATTTTCTTTCGTTTCGGTTTCTTCTCTTTCTGGAATTTTTTTAGAAAGTGGGTTTAAAGTTTGATCCGCTGTTTTAATAGAAGATTTTTCTAGGGATTCTTTTAGAGCATCTATTCCTAATTTTTCAGAAGGGATCACCTTATCTCCCTTATTCAGCTTTACGATTTCCGGTCCTTCTTCTCCTACTATAGCTACTCCATCTTTTTCCATAGTCCCTCCTTTTTCAAATTTTGGAATTTTTCCTAGAATTGATTCTAATTCTTTGGGCAATTTTAAAGATCCTGAAGGTAGAGGATTGGCGTCTTTTGTACTTTTTAAAACACTTTTTAAAACATCGTTAGATTTTAAATTTTCTTTAGATATCCCATCTATACCTTTTTCGAATATGCCCTGTAAAGATTTTAAAAAATTATCATTTTGGTCGGAGATGGAATCTTTCTGGGAAATTTGTGTCTCGGAAAGAACACTATTTTTCCCTTCTTTAACCTCAGAGGTTAAAGATTTTATATTTCTACTAAGATCTGATAATTGATCTATTAATTTTTTATTAAATTCCATGATCTATATATCAAGAAATTTAATTATCTATTTCTTGAGGCTGAATACTTGTTTAAATCCTTTGTTTTCCATATCTTCTTGAGATTCTATTTCCATAAATTCGTTTATTTTTTCTATCCAAATTTGGTATTCGTAGAAAGGTAAAGATTCTATAAAAATTGGATCTACTTTATGTTCTTTCCAAAGTCTAAATTTTATATCAAAGTAGTTGACTAAAGATATCTGAAATAAGGAAAAGAGATCTGATCCCTCCGGGAAAGGTAATTTCAGCGGTGACCTCCCCTTCACCGCACACTTGGCATTTTTGTTTTGCTTCGGTTTTAGTTCCTATCTTTATTTTTTCGGATATTTGATAAAGAAGGCTAAATTCTTTTTTGCTCCATTGAGAGCTGGACCTCATCATAGAAAGGATAGTATCGAAATCAAGTCCTCTCCATTCGGGTATAATAAAAGGAGCTATTTCTAAAAATCCATCTTCTATCGATATTTTTCTAGAATAACACGCAGATGAAAAATCAGAAAGAGCTTGTGTAACTCCTATACTAGGTACAAATATTTCAAAAGATTCTTTAGTATCCTTAAACGTAAACATAAAAGATCTTGTTTCTGGATTATACCTCTTTAAAATTTCGTTATCTAATTCATAAGAGGTAAGATTTCCGGATCTTAATTCAAACCCTTCCGAAATTTTACATTCCTCGGTATTTTTACATTTTCTATTAGGTATTAGGATTAAAGAATTTTCTCCCCTTAAGAAAGTAAGATCCCTTATAGCCATTATTATATAAAACCTATCTTCTTGTTTAAGGTCTTTATAACTCACTACACCTTCTTGGGGAAAATCTATCCTTAAGCATCTCTCTAAAACAAAAGAAAGCTTTCTTTCGATATCTAATGAATCGTCCTCATCTATCGTAGAAAAATGTCTTATTTCTTTAACTTCGCAAGGTCTTATTGCCATTCGGGTTCCTTCTGGGTAGAATAAACCCTTAGAAGGAAGAAGATGGATAGGTAAATTTTTCCAGTGTATCTCAAAAACCGAATCTTTTACTTCGACCTGTGGATTAAAAGATTCTTCTTTTTTTTCAGGAATAATCTCCTGTATAATTTCTTCTTTTTCTTCTTTTATAATCGCTTCCAATTTATTTTCTTCCGGAGGTAAACCGGAATGTACTTCTTGGGATTGGGTTTCTTCGGGAATGGAATCGTATTCTAACCCCCCTGCTAATTCTTTGCTCCTTAATAATTCTTCGGGAGATATTCCTAATAGGTTGTTCATAATTTAGTTTATTTATATTATATAACAAAACACAAAAAAAGAGACAAATTTATGTCTCTTTTTTCAAAATATTTTTTTATTTTTATAGGAATGTGTCCGTCCAATAATCGCATATCCAAGAAAGAGATATACTGTAATTATTAGCTTGTTCATAATCAAGATCCATTGCTGGGATAGCTTCTGAGGGAAAACATGAAGGAATTGAGACTCTCCTAAAAACGTCTCCTCTTTTATTAAAGATGGAAATTACCATAGATCCTACATAATCTTTTTTAAGTCCCATAGCTCCGGTTAGCGGATTATAAATTAAATCAGACCATTGTCTTAAAATTTTATAAACCTCCATAGAATTAGACTGAGGATTTAAGTTAACCTCAAATTCCATAGAAACTGTCATATCGGTAGTAGAAGGCTCACCCCCTGCATATCTTCTAGTAGCAAATTTATAATTTTGATCTATAGTTGCAGAAGGTGCAATATCAACAGCTAATCCAGAAATGCTTTTAATTCCTTGTGCCAATATACCTTCCCCGTTAAATCTCTGAGCTGCAAGAGGAATTCCTGCAGGTGGGCTTATAATAACCTCAAATTGGTTAAGGTAAACAGGTTCGTAATTATTTCTCGAAGCTAGTGAATTAGTAAAATGTGGTAATCCGGCCATATTAATTAAAAATTATAAAAATAAATCAGTCCAGTAATCAACAGCAAATTCCATATCGTTAATTGTGTATATACCTTCGTCCGTATAGTTTAAACCCATTTCAGGAAGAGCCTTTAAAGGAAATACATCTTGACAATTAATTCTTCTATATACGTCTCCCTGCTTATTGAAAATAGAGATTACTATATTTCCTGTATAATCTTTTTTAAGTCCCATAGCACCTGTTAGAGGATTGTAGATCAAATCTGACCACTGTCTAAGAGTTTTAAAGACATACATGGAGTTAGAATCATTTAGGTTGACCGTAAATGAAATACTAACATTCATGGTAGTTTCTGATGGTTTAGCACCTGCATAATTTCTTTTTGCAAACTTATATTTTTGTGTAGCTAATCCTGGGCTTTTATCTACGGATAGACCACTAACTTTGGTAACGTGCTCTATTAAAATATTTCCCCCACCAACTCCATTAGGACAAGTTATCAGTGCCTCAAATTGATTAAGGTAAATAGGCTCATATTTATTTACGGAAGCCTGAGAATTCGTGAAGTGTGGTAATCCTGCCATAATGATTTTTAGTATATTTATCTAATTTCTAAAAAATCTAAAAAATTAAGAATTAAACGAATTGAATAAATCCTCCAGAAGCAATCCCTCCTGTTCTAGTAACAGTAATTCTATTTATAAATTTCTGTATTCCTCTTGCTGGTTCTATAATGATATCAATAACTCCCATATTCATATCTATGATTTCTGGGGTATTATTAGAACTATCGATTACCGTCTGATAAGCATAAATTCCTCCTGCTGATTGAACTCCATCTAAATAATTATCAACCAAAGTTTTTATTTCTAGCCTTATGGAATCTTCATTAAAATCAAAAAGATAGTTAGCAAGTATCGTTTCCACGTCTGTTTCTACTGATATTAATAGATCTCTAACATGTAATAAATTAAATGCTGAATTTACGGTCTGATAAGCAGTTTGGTTTCCGAATACTACGACACCAACTCCTGATCTTTTTATTATTGGGTTTATCCCAAAAGGTTCAAGATTTCCTCTATCCTCGTCGGTGAAATCGTATTCAACCCCAACTATATTTCCTCCGGATAGAACTCCTCTTTTTTGACCTGCTACTATAGCATATGGTTCTCCTGTTGCAAATTTTCTAACATAGTTATTAGAAACAAAAGCTGCTGGAGGAACATTTATATTTCTATTTGATTCCCTAATTGTAATGTAAGGAGAGAAAAATCCACAATATTTAGATCCGTCTGCTTCGCTAGGAAGGCTAAACGTATAGGAAGGATTCAAAGATAGATTACCTCCATCTGCGATATATCTAGTTTCTAAAGCTGGATAAGGGTTTACTGCAGTTGGTGCATTAGTAAATCTAGGATCTGTACTGTTTCTAAATTGAGCTATAGAAGGAGCATTTATTAAAGCTAAAGCCTGCTGTCTGTTTTTAGCAAGTATACTCAATTGATATTTGGAATTAGGTAATATCTGTCCAGAAAATGTATCTACGATATATCTAAAGCTAATTATATCTTTAGCTGCTAAAGTCTTAGCTATATTCGTATCGAACATAACATCTAAGATTTCAGAAACTCTTGCATCAGTCCCGTTCGGTCTGTGAGATTCTTTCATCGTAAATCCTGAAAGGTAAGTAAAATCAAAAGAGGTAGTAAATTCAGGAATGGATTTAAATTTATTAACTCTTGCTCCGCTTATACCCGAATAATAAAATACTGGTCTTGCGCATATAACCGTATAAACTCCTGATGTTGTGGTAGCAGCTACGGTAGTAACTTTAGCCAACCTTTGTTGCTGATTTCCAGTATCTGGAACACATATATCCAAATCTGTAGAAACTACCAAATCCCCTACTGAAAAAGGAACAGTTCCGTTAGAATCTTCAGAAACGGTAAAAGTAGTAGAATTTACTTGGGTAGCATCAACAAATTCAGAAATTCCTCCTGCTTGAGAAATTATATCTATAGCCTGGCTAGAAACTGGCAATCCTATATTATCAGAAGCATAAGAAGCTCCAAAATTCAATATGTTCGTAATTGTACTATTACTTCTGGAAACATTAGTAAATGCTCTAGCATAAACCAAATTAAATTGATCTCTATCTACTGATTGTTCAAATCCTATATATTGTAAAGAAGAACCGTCAGAATTAACCCAAAGAGTATCTCCATCCGTGATTTCGTTATATTTATTATCCTGATAGAAATCAGAAGAATTGTATCCTACGAGAACATTAGAAACCCCTAAAGGAGCATTAGGTCCAGTTACCCCATTAGGTGTAGAAACACTAGATATATCTAAATAATCGGAATCCCCGAATTGATAAGAATTCGTATAAAAAGGTCTATTACTTCCCGAAGCTCCGGTATTATAAGACGTTAAGTTATAAGTTGGAGAAACTACTATTCCCTGTCCTCTATAAAATGAAATGTCTAAAGGATGAGTAAAATATATTCTCAGTTCGCTACCTACGTCTTTTGTGCCGGTAACTTTAAGCTTAACTAGGTCTCCTTCGTTATATTGGTTTATAAGTCCTCCTGTTAATCCAGATATTCCTTGAACTACTCCTAGTATGAATTTTTGGTCGTCCGAAGAAGTTACTCTTAAAAAATCTTTTAATTGAGTTTTTTCAGAAGCTGAAGATATACCTCCAGTTGCTCCGGTAACTCCCGATGTTTGCAAATAATGAAGACCGCCATCAAAAGCATTAGAATTGTAGGGTTCAAAAGATTGGTAAATAACACCAGCTGTAGATCCAGTAACTCCTAAAGTTAAAGAAAATAAAGTACCAACTTTAGCTCCTGTAGTGAAAACAGTTGGGCCTGATGGTGTAATTGGAGAAAAAGCAGCAGATCCGGTAACTCCTACAACATTTTGTGTATAGAGATAATCTGCAACTAGAACCTGATCGTAACTTAAGAATTTAATCCTAGGGGTTGCAAGATCTCTATCACCTGATAATTCATCTATTAAATGATTTCCAACTAGGTCTATTTTATATGGATTGTTACATATATCATCAAATGCTTGTTCATCTATTGCACAGAATAATCCGGTAGATGGGGTATTCTGATTTACTAGGGTTTGTATGTATTGATTATTTCCATTAAGATCTATAAAATCCGGTATGATACATCCAGTAACAGAAGTTACTATATTAACATCTGGGCTAGAAAGAAATGAATCTATTCGGCTTTTGATAAATCCATTGTTAGTAAAATAAGTATTCCATTTAGGATCTACCGATAAAGCTTGATAATTTGTCCAATCGCCCGACACCGCTATTACATCAATGAAATAATCAGATATGTAATCATAAGGATGCATAAAAGAAGGAACGTTATTTGCCCCGTACCAATCTATAGCAAAAATATTAAATCCAAGTAAAGGAGTAGTAGAATCGGTAGATTTTCTAACGATTACACTTATAGGGCTTTTTCCGAGATTGGTTAAATTAAAGAGTTTACCTTGATCTGAAATACTTAAAGTTGCTAAAAAATATTCAGGATCTGGAAACCAAAATCTTTCCTTGTTATAATAAGAAGAATAAAGTCTTTCCGTAATTATCCCGTTGTACTGCTCAGTATCTAGGGAGAAAGATTTATAAGTCACCTTATCCGGAGATGCACTAGATTCATCATCATTCAATTTAAGAAGATTCAAAGCGAATACAGGTCCCTGATTTAAACATGTGAAAACAGACCGGTGGAAAAAAGATCCTTTATTTTCCAAAGATCTATCTATATCCCCAAATATAGCTATCATTGTCGTAGCATCGGGTATATAAACCGGAGTGTTAAAAGGTCCTATATTAGAGAATCCTACAACTAGACGGATTGTTTGCGATGTTAGTATAACATTTTGGGAAGCGTCAAACTCCAACGTATAAACTCCAGAAGCTTTAAACTGAGAGTAGTCTATTTTAATCTTACTTGCCATTATAAAAATATATTTTTAGTCAGTCTATATATCGTATTTGATTTCGGTTTCCTCGGAAATCTAAGATAATCAAATTAAACCGCTAAAATCTTTATAACTTTTCCCTTCTTTAGTTACGTAAATATTTTTAGAATTCCCTTCAGGATCAAAATCTAAAGAATTTAGGCCTTCTATTTTATTTATTATCATATTTTTGTAATCGCTATCCTCTATCTCATCGAATGCTTCTCCGACCATCTGACCAAAATCATACCCGTCGAAAAGCCCAGAAAGATTAACTAAAGTCATTGCTACATCGTCATGTCCGCTTTGGGCAGAATAGGTTCCCCTGGAATTAAGTCCAAATGTAAATAATTCTAGAACCGTATGTTTTTTTTCCGTTATTATTATCCTATCTTTTCTTACTAGAGATCTTAGCATTTCGCAATATTTCATTTTTATTTTTTCGTTATATTTTATACCCGGCTTAGCTATTCTAGCATTTTCAGTGTGCTTGGTAAAAAGAAACATCTCATCATAAAAATCTTCCTTGGATATTAATTTTTCGTAAAACATATCTCCTTTATAATTCATCTCTAAAGCTATTTTTACTCTGTCGGGAGTAAATACTTTGAGGATTAAAGTAGATACTATTTTAATTAAGTCTTCCAAATTTATATTATTTTCCCTAAAAAGCCCTACCTGTATCAAACTAAAAAAATCTGATTCGTCTTCAAAATCGTTAATTTTTTCTATGATGGATTTAGGTAAAGGGGAAAGCTTAAAAAAATTAATTACGCTATAATCTCCTTTATTACCTTCACTAAGATCTATTGAAAAAACAAACCTTTTTCCCTGTTCGTCGCATTCATCGAGATTAAATTTAGGATGCCATAATAAATTTTCGTAATTTATTTCCGTGTCGTGTAGACATTCTATTTCTCTCCACGAAAATTCGGATTCATTCTTTTTTATTTTCTTAAGTTCATTAGATCCTAATAGAAGAGTGGATGAACTTAAAAATTGATTTCCATATTCTTGGTTAAAAAGTTCTTCTCCTCCAAGGTTTGCAATTTCTTTTTGCTTCCATTCTTCGTCCCTTCCTGGAACCTGCCACCAATCTACTCTTATGGGATTAAAGCTATTTTTACCTTCGAGAGCCAGCTGATAGATTTCATAAAATTTATTCATCCCATTAGGGGTAGAAGTTATTATGATTCTAGATACCTTAGAAGAAGATACAGTAGGATAAGTAGATCTAAAGAAAGCTTCAATGAAGTTTGGATTAATATGGGCAAACTCATCCATATAAAGAAAATGAATGGTAAAACCAATACCTGAAGTTTTAGTTGTGGTTTTAGCAAGTATTCTACATCCATTGTCAAACCTCATGGACATCACATTGTTAACCTGCATTCCAGGTTTAAGAAAGAAAGGAAGTCCTTTTATTATATGCTTTATTTTATCCATTAACTCTTCCGCGGTATCTCCCACGTTCGCGAGAATCATTGCATTCTTATCGTGATTGAAAAGAAGATACCAAACTAGAATTATAGAAGAAGTTATAGATTTACCAACCTGTCTAGGGGCTAAAAATATATTAAATCTATTATTTTGATATTCTTTAAGTACGGAAGTTTGATAATCTCTAAGGCTTATATAATTTAGACCAGTATCGGTCATTACCTGACAATACTTAGAAAAATAAGTTACGTCTTCGGCGCATTTTTTTATTTCGATTAATTCTTCTTTGGTGTATTCAAAAAGGATATTTGCTCTTTTAAATTCTGGATTATTGTCGTGAAATGGATTATCTACGCTTTTAAAATCTAGTCCTTCTTCGTCTGCTTTTCTCAGCAGCTCATTTACTCTTTCGCTAGACCAGTAATTACTTTCGTCTTGTGTTTCTGGGTTTTGTTTATTCTCTGCCATATTATTGGTTTAGAATAGATCGTCATCTAAAGTATATTCATCTTCGTTTTCTTGGTCATCCGAAGATATTCTATCCACGTCTATTATTTTTTTGTATCTAGCGTTAACCACGCTATCGGGATCCATTTCTTTTATTTTTTCTTCGTCTATTTCTAAAGGTTTTACGTCTTCTATTTCTCCTCCAAGAAGTTCTCTTAAACCTTCCATCATATTTTTAGTGCCCCTACTTTTTATAGTTCCAGATTCGGATACCGAATCTTGAGAAGGTATGTATAAATCCCCTTCGCTTTTTTGCATAGAAATTCCATTGTTGTGGTTCTTTTGATCTATCTCGTTTCTAAGTCTTTTGTATCCTTGCTCCATCTTATCCATATAATTCTGATAATCTTTAGGCATTTGCATTATCTGGGATTGGAGTTGTCCAAGAACTTCAAAAAGTCTGGGGTGTGTATTACCTAGTTCTATTTCTTCGAGTATTTTTGTTATAGCATGCTGTGCAGATTTAAGCTGAAACATCATAGCAGAAAGATTTATAGCATCCATTTTCTTTTTTTGCTCCAAATGATCTGCTCCCCCCATCTTATCAGGGTCCACGTAAAAATCAGTTAAAGAATCCAACAAGGATTTAGCTTCTGTAAAAGCACTAGATTTTTCTTCAGTGTAATCCATTAAATCCGTAGATTTCAATCTAGGAAGATCTGATGTATTTCCGTCTATAACGGAATCTAAAGATTCTTCCATTATTATAGAATCTAGGCTCTCTTTTATCTTTTCTTCTATGACTTTTTCCGGCTTCGGTTTTCTTCTAGGCATAAATTATCTATTTCTTGCAAATTTAGGCAATCCTAATAGAGGTTTACAGTTATCAATTATATGAGAATTCTGTTCATCTCTAACTATATTTTGATTTAATACAGTAGATTGTACATCTATATCTATCATATTTTTAAATAGTCTTATATTGCTTAAGTATATAGGACCTGTCCATATTTTATATGTATTATTATCTGTTCCGTAGAAAGGATCCTCTGTTAAGTTAACTATCCAGCTAAATCCAGTAGATCCAGGAGTTCCTATAATCGTGCTAGGGTCGTCAAAAGTTAAAGATCCAGTGGCGGAATCGTATGATATGACATTTGAAATTTGATAGTTGCTAGCACTTTTATATATGCTAATACTCTGTCCAGGGGAATAAGGCAATTCTTTTTCTATCGAGATTCCTCCAGATACACCTAATGTAAAATAATTATCAGAATGTCCAAGATAACTAGGCTGAGGATTAGTAGGTGCATCAAAAATAAAATTAGAAGAAAAACTTCTTAGATCCTGGTGAACCGATATGAGATTAGAGGATTGTTCCAGAGTATCCTCTGGGTTAAAACTCATAGACCATCCATTTATAGATATCTGTTTGTATTTATTAGAAAGGTTAAATACCAATCCGTACCATTGAGAATAAGTTGGAATAAATTGAAGAGTTGAATTGAATTCTTCCCCGTTTATTCTTACCATAAAACTACCAGAATTCAAGAAAACAACTCCTTTATCGTCAGTAACCCCGGAATGAACTATATCGATTCTTATCCCGTATGTCTCATTATCAACCTCATATAATCCATCCAAAAGATTCCTGCTCTGGGCTTTTTGCATTTTCCAAGATATGGGTGCTTGGGAAAAAGTAGTAGATTTATTTTCTATAGTAAAAGTAAAATCGTCGATAACACTAAGAACTTTATATCCTCCCGTGTGCGATTCGTCTCCGGATATAGCAACATACCCTTCCGGATTATTTGAATAAGAAGACCAAGCAGTTAAGCCATGCTTAGCTGGGGAAGAAGAAAAAGTAATAATACTAGGAGTGCTAGACACCAAAGAAAGATTTCTTATAGGGTAGGGATTCTTGGAAAGACTTTGGGAATTATAAACATTTTTCATGGAAAACCAGGAAGTATAAGAAAGTTCTTCTCCTGCTAAAAATTTAGGAAGATTCTTATATCTTATGGCATTTCTATAACTTCCTACTTCTGTGGTAAATTCAGGGACCCTATTGAAAGCAGAAGATAAATCGTAATAATGATTGAAGACTATAGTCCAGTTATTATTAAGATCGTATCCTACAATAGATAAATCTTTATAAATATAAGATCTTACCGGATCCTCAATTAAAGTATTTATCGTACCGTATTGTTGGGGTTTTGCTATTTTTTTCTCTTCTGCAGATATTTCTTCTCCGAATAGGGATTCGGTAGTTAAAGCTATTCCTTCTAATTCTTCCTTGTAAGCAGGATCCTGGAAATATGTATTGCTCTTTGGCTGATATTTTTTTAATTCTATTTTGAAATAAACAGGGGAATACATAAAATCCCTAAAAAGATACATAGAATTTATCTCGTATATTCTATTGGTTAAGGGAAAATAAATTATATCTCTTTTTCTTGGCTGAGATCCATTACCAAAATTTTGTTCAAAATACCTTTTGTCGATATGTATTTCAAAAGGCTCTTCGAACTGAAGTCCAAAAGGATCGAAGTTTATTTTATTGTCGGGAAATTGATTTCCGGGAACCATTACTTTAACACATTTTTCATCTACGACATCGAATATAGTATATTCTCTAAGTGAAACATCTCTTCCCCTTGCCTGTGGCTGTACCGAATAATAGTTAACATCAAAACCAAATATATTGTTAACCATATAACTTAAATCATTATAAAGATTAACGGCTTTGTTTACATTATAAGGTCTGAAAGTAAATTTACAATCTGAAAATATTATAGGTCTTTTTGAAATCTCGTTAGAACATATAGGAGAAGGGTATACAATAGGCGTTTCTGAAGGAGCTGCATATGTTATATCTAATTGGAAATCGGTTATAACTATATTAGAATCCATTGGTGAATCCGGTATCTCTATAAAAGTTCCATCTGGATTTTTTAATATAGAGGTAAATCTAAATTCAGGATAGAATTTATTATTTGGATCTAAAGGAATTTGGTAGATTTCAGAAAAATTATTGGTTACCCCATTTAATGCAGTTCCCACATTTTCCCAAAGAGACCAAGTTTTTCCATCTATGGAGTATCTGAATTCTATAGATATATCTTCGGAATCTAAAGCTGGTCCATCATTAATACTATTAAGAGTATTTATTATCCACCCATTATAAGAAGAAGCTCTTTCGAAAGGGGTATCCCAGGTAAGAACTCTATAATTTCCAATGTAAGTGAAATTAAGAGCGCTATCCAATTGCTCTATTCTTAAATCATATTCATTAGAAGTAGAGCATGGTTTATAATAAGAAATTCCATCTTGGGTTACTTGATGATATCCCTCACATCCGATTTGTTTAGCTCTTGCTAAAGCAGAATCTATAGTAGAATATAAATTGTCCGTAGAACTATTTTTATATTTCTGTGTGTTTTGAAGTCCGTCTTGATAAGCATATTTAGGATCCGATAAATTGTATTGCTCACCGTTTCCGTTATATACTGGTGTTCCTTTTTTTGGAAATTTGTCCTGTGGATAAAAATTCATGTCCGCTATTTATTATTATATATCTAAAGCGGAACGAACGAGTACTAAGACTGTATTTTTCTTACCGTCCCTGTTTCGAAATTATACTCACAAGGACCATATTCCTCGTCTAATTTCTTTTTAAGGTCTATTTCTGTAGTTCTAATTTTTTCTGCTTCGTCACAAAGATTTTGTAATTGCAAATTCATAAGATGAAGATCTTTTTCATATAAAGAAATTTCAATTCTTAATCTACCTATCTTAATTACATTTTCAGTTAGCTCGCTTTTTAATTTTTCGATTTCCGAAAATAATTCTTCGTTTATTTTAATATCTTCTGTCATGATTTTTTTATTTATTATAGAAGAAATAAAAAAATAGTTTCATTTAAAAAGGGGATCCAGTAAATTTATACCAATATATCCCAGTGTGAACATACATATCCGGACCATTAAAAGCAAAATCCCCAGTAGATCCAGGAGATGACGTAGATCCTGGAACAGATACCACATTAATTGATCCAGTTGGACCTATCTGTGTATACGTCACTTGATGTATAGATACGGAAGAAGAAGGTTGTTCAGGTCTTGTTGGATCTATAAAAGGACCAGTAGGCTGAAGAGTCATTAGAGAATCTGGAGAGCTCCAATATACTTCTAAATAATCCCCCGAAACGAGATCTAAAATATACTCTTTAGAATATATTGCATAAATTGTGCTAGAAGATACGGTTTGAACTATAGAAGATTGGGCAACATTAGAACCATTTAGGGAAAGCCATAAATATATCGTTTGTCCCCCTGCTGATCCCTTAACCGCCTGGGCAGAGAATTCAAAGCTATATGTTCCCGGATTATTAAAAAATATTTTTCCTGCAGATTGTGTTATATCGGGGGTTCCTGATATTGAATCATAATTTACTAGATTAGCAAAAGTTGCGCCCAAACTATTCTGGGTAGATCCAGAATATAAATAAGAATAGCTTCCTATAGCTCCCCCTAAACCAGTAGGTCCTTGTGGACCTGTTGGTCCTACAGGTCCTCCGGCAGGGCCTGTAGGGCCGATTTCACCGGTGGGGCCGATTTGACCAGTAGGACCCGGTATAGTCGATATTGGTCCTGTTGGACCAGTAGGTCCTATAGGTCCTCCTGAAGGTCCGGTAGGTCCGGTAGGTCCAGATATTAAAGCATTTATGGATCTTATTGAAAGATTAAGGGTATTAAAATCTATGCTATTATTTCCTGCCGCTCCTCCTCCGGTTTGTCTTGCCCTGATTTGTAAAGTGTGTGAAGATCCAGGAGAAAGAGAGAAAATTCCGGAAATACTCATCTCCCTAGGAGTTGTAGTAAAACCCGAATTGGGTACAGAAGTATACATATCTACTGTAGGAGAAACTCCATCTATAGATATACCTATGTCTATACCATTAGAAGTAGATTCTCCTTTTTCGCATCCTATAGTTACTATAAATTCATAGTAAGCTAAAGAATCTTTAGATTGTATTGTTATTGTATCCGTTCCATTATAAGAAAAATCTGGAGACATTAACCCAGATATTAAATTAGCATTACTTATAAGAACCCAAGAAAGAAGGCCAGACCCACTTCCTAAAGAAAAATTAAAAAAAGAATTAGCATATATCTCGGAATAAGAAAGCTGGGATCCGGAAGGCAATATACCAGTAGGTCCTTGAATTCCTTGGGATCCAGTAGGTCCGGTAGGTCCTTGGATTCCTTGGGATCCAGTAGGTCCAGTAGGTCCTTGAATTCCTTGAGATCCAGTAGATCCAGTAGGTCCTTGAATTCCTTGAGATCCAGTAGGTCCAGTAGGTCCTTGGA